TCTCAATGTCGAGCACAGCAAAGAGCGAGCAAAAGAAACTCAAAATGGAATTTAGCGACATGCCCAAGACAAACCTCAAGAAAACAGCAAGGCCCAAAAAGCCAAAGACAAAAGCAAGCAAGTAGAACTAGAGAAAAATCAAGCTACGCATATTCAAAGCAAGGGGGTATCAGCTCCCTTTTTTATTTCTGCACCCCGTCTCAAAACCCTCCTGTAATCACAGTTTGAATTAAAGGAGTAGCCAAGTTCACACTTCTTTGCCCAGGTCCACACTGATCATTATTAAATAATCATTCTTGTTTTATTCATCTCAACTCAAAAGCCTCAATCCTTGACAGCACACAAAAATGTAAACCAATATTTAATAACATAAATTACACTTGCAGATTTACGCAGTGTCATAAAATATTGAGGGAAACAATGAATGATAAGAGAATCGTCTGGTCGATCGCTAAGAAAAAAATCTCTGAGCTAACACCTTATGACAAAAACCCACGAATCATCACAGAAGCTGGACTCAATCAATTAAAAGAAAGCTTCGACGAGATCGGCATGGCTCAGCCTGTAAACATCAACACAGATGGAACGATACTTTCTGGTCACGCAAGAATCATGCAACTCAAGAATGAAGGCACAGAAGAGGTCGACGTGATGATTCCCGATCGAAAGCTCACGCCCAAGCAAGAAGAGGCAGTCATCATTCGAATGAACAAAAACGTTGCGGGCGTCTGGGATTTCGATATTTTAAAGGATTCTTTTCAGGTGGACGATCTGATTGATTGGGGGTTCGACGAGAGCGAGCTTGGCTGGATAGCAAGTAAGGAGCAGGATGGAAAAAGAGACGACGAGTCTGTTCCTACGTTGGGCAATTTACCGATCACACAAAGGGGCGACGTTTGGTTGCTTGGTGATCACCGACTTATGTGCGGCGACAGCACGCTAATCGATGACGTAGAGAAGCTCATGAACCGAGAAAAAGCTTCACTCGTTCACACAGATCCTCCGTACAATATCGACTACCAGGGTGGATCTAAAAAAAGGGAAAAGATCGCAAACGATAAGCTCGAAGACTTCGGAGAGTTTCTTGAGATGGTGTACACAAATTTAAACATGATAATGTGGCCTGGCGCCTGTATTTATGTTTGGCACGCATCGGCTGAAACTCATAGATTTATCCAAAAATTCCTCGAGGCAGGATTTCTTTATAAGTCTTATATCGTATGGAACAAAAACAATTCTACATTTGGTCGCTCCGACTATCACTGGAAGCACGAGCCTGCTATCTATGGCTGGAAAGAAGGGGGCGCTCACAAGTGGTTTGGCGACAGAAAACAAACGACAGTCTGGGACATAGAGCGCCCAAGTAGATCCGATCAGCATCCAACAATGAAGCCGGTAGAACTTTGCGAGAGAGCAATAAGCAACTCCTCTGGACCAGGTGCGATTGTCGTTGACGTCTTCTTGGGCTCAGGCTCAACTCTTATCGCCTGCGAAAAAACCGGCCGTCGATGTTTTGGGCTCGAGTTGAGCGAGAAGTATTGCGACACAACCATCAAGAGATGGGAAGAGTATACCGGCAAAAAAGCCATTCTCGAGCTAACCGGACAGACATACGAGGAACTCTTAATCGCTAGAAAGTAGGGGGTATCAATGACTGAATCAAGCAAGGAAGCTTTGATTGAATCAAGAAAAACAAGATCAGCACTTAAACAAAAGGTCTACGATTTTATAAAAGGCTCTGCTGATGGCCTCACACTTTACGACCTTGCAAACTGTTTGAGTCGGCCTCTCAATGAATTATCGGGGAGAGTGTCAGAACTCTACAAGTCTGGTAAAATAAAAATTGACGGGACAAAGAGAAGTCCCAGAACTGGGCGCAAGATGAGCGTCTGGGTTTCAAAGGATTGATCTATGGTCTGGAAAAAGGGAGAGTCGGGAAATCCAAGGGGTATGATTGTTCCTTCTGATTTGCAAGCAGCAAGGCGAATGAACAAGTTTGAGTTTGAGCGCATTGCAAACAAATATCTCTACTCGACAAAGAAAGAAATTGAACAATGCTTGATCGATCCAAGCTTGAGCGCCGTTGATATTGCTGTCATTAAGGTGATCGCAGAAGCCATCAAGCACGGTGATGTTAAGCGTTTGGCATTTCTGTTCGATCGCTTGATCGGGAAGCCTAAAGAAACTATTGAGCTAACGAGAAACGACCCTCTCGCTGCATATAACGACATTTCAGACGAGCAACTTGCTGAAAGATTAAAGAGCTATGGAATCGCAGTCAACGAACAGTGATTTAGCCAATCTCCTGATTCAGAAGAAACTTCGAGATGCTCGTAATAATTTTTGGGAGTATAGAACTCTCATGAACCCCAACATGAAAAAAGGTTGGTGGCAAAAAGAAGTTGCGAGCGAGCTTCAAAAGTTTCACGAAGATTTAGTAGAAGGAAAAAAGCCTTACCTGTTTATCGAGGCGCCACCACAGCACGGAAAGTCAGAGCAGATCATCGACTTCGTTACTTGGTGTATCGGCAAGCATCCCGACATGAGATCAATTTTCGCTTCGTTCTCTGACACGCTAGGGATGAAAGCAAACTCACGCATTCAGAAAATAATAGACAGTGAAAAATTCGCAAGAGTTTTTCCTGATGTTCGATTGCCTCGCATCGGCTTAAAAGATGATGGAGTTAATAAGAAAAGAACTCAGAACTTTTTAGAGATCAGTCGCTACTCAGGAAGCTTTAGGAACACGACAGTTCAAGGGCCAGTGACCGGCGAAGGGTTGGACTTGGGCGTGATCGATGACCCTCTTAAGGGCCGTGAAGCAGCGAACTCGATGACAATCAGAAATAAAGTCTGGAACTGGTTCACCGATGATTTTTTCACTCGATTCAGTGAAGAGGCAGGAATGCTCGGGATTATGACTCGATGGCACGTTGACGATCTTGTCGGGCGAATGATTGAAAACGGTTTCAAGATTAAAGTTTTAAAATATCCTGCGATCGCAACAGTAGATGAGCCCAACAGAAAAGCGGGCGAGCCTTTATTCCCAGAGCTTAAGTCACTTGAGTTTTTGATGGCAAGAAAGGCTCTGATGTTGCAAACGTCTTGGCTCTCTCTGTATCAGCAGAGCCCAATCGTTCATGATGGCGAAATGTTCGAAATATCAAAATTCGAAGTTGTAGACTATCCTTCATCCAATATCGTTAAGACTGTTCGATACTGGGATAAAGCCGGAACAGAAGGCGGCGGAGCACGTACGGCCGGCGTTAGAATGTCTCTTCTCGAAGACGGCACATATTTAATTGAGAACTGCATTGCCGATCAAGTCGGGGCTGTAAAGAGAGAGGCACTAATTAAGTCAACTGCTCAATGTGATGGCTCAAGTGTAAAAGTTGGCATCGAGCAAGAACCTGGCTCTGGTGGTAAAGAATCAGCAGAGTCAACAGTTAGAAACCTCACGGGCTTTGTCACGACTGTCGATAAAGTCTCAGGCAGCAAAGAACTAAGAGCAGAGCCTTATGCTGTTCAAGTCGGACATGGCAACGTCAAGCTTCTCAGGGGCGAATGGAATAGAGCTTTTATCGATGAGCATCAGACATTTCCTAACGGGAAGTTTAAAGACATGGTTGACGCTTCATCTGGGGCATTCTCGATGCTCACGAATAGCAATGTCGGAAGCTACGGCGAGCAACACAAGCCAAGACCAAGGAAAGAAATCAAGCAAAGATGGTAATTGCTCACTTCGACCTTTTCTGGTCTAATCATATTAAAAGAGAGGTAAATCATGATGCCATACGAAAACGCACTAATAATTACTCCTGACAACGATGATGAGCTTTCAGTTGGCCCGATCGTGGGAATTCTTATAGATCACACAGATGCAAAGGCTAATATCGCAATAGCAAACAAGGCAGGGGCCTCTGTTGTGCTGACAGGTCTAGCAACTGGAGTCATTCACCCAATCAAGACAAATAAAATCTTTGCCACTGGTACAACTGCAACGACCGTCACTGTACTTTGGTAATTTTATGGCCGAAATAATTAAAGAAAAGAGCGCATTTAACACGAACACTAAAGGGCGCTCTGGTACAGAAATTTATGCGGGCTATATTTTCGAAGAGTACCTCTCGGACATTAGAGGGACGAAGTGGGCGAAAAAAGTAGACATGATGCGACGATCAGACCCGATCGTTCAAATGCTGCTCACTGCGCTTAAGCTTCCTTTGCTCTCTCAGAACTGGTTCATTGAAAAGAACGACGACTCAGAAGAGGCAGAGTTTCAGAAAGAGTTTTTTGAAAAGGCGATCTTCGAAGATTTGTCTGACTCATTCACAAAACTTTTGGCTGAAATTTTAACCTTTGAAGACTTCGGTTACAGCTTGTTCGAGATCATTCATGGCATTTCTTTCAATGAAAGGATCGGCGTTTATAACACGATTCAGAAACTCGCATTTAGATCACAGAAGACAATCGAGCGATTCAATGTAGATAAGACAGGTAAGCTCGCATCAGTCTATCAGCAAGCCTATGGTGATCTCGGAACAAACGTCACGATTGACGGCAAGTTTCTAGTTCACTTTGCGCCCAAGATGGAAGGCGACAACTATGAGGGCTTCTCAAGACTTCGCCCTTGTTATGGGCCATGGCTAAGAAAGAATGAGTTTTTAAAACTGATCGCCGCTGGCCTAGAGAAGTACGCAATCCCGACTCCATTCCTTGAAGTGCCTGAGCTTAAAGAAAATTCAGACGAGTTCAATAATGCGATTGAAGCTCTTGAGTGCTACACGTCGAATCAGTCGCAGTATTTAACGTTTCCCGCTGGATGGAAACTAACGATCAAAGAAGTTAATTTCGACGCTGAAAAAACAAGAGCGATCATCGATGCAGAAAACAAAGAGATGGCAAGCAGTGTGATGGCCTCTTTCTTGTTGCTTGGTCAAGACGGTAGTGGATCTTTAGCATTATCAAAAGACCTCTCTGACTTCTTTGCTCAGGGCCTACAAGCGAGCGCAGATCACATAAGCGAGATTTTTGAAAAGAAAATCATGAAGCACTTGCTCGATATAAATTTTCCAAACAAAAAACTTCTTTGTCGATTGAGATGCGACGACTTAAGAGGCCGAGCGGACGAAGCATTTGCGAATACAATGGTAGCTCTAAAGAATGCGAATCTGATCACTGCCGACGAAGAACTCGAAGACTTCACTCGTGAAAAGTACAAGTACCCAAAGAAAGAAAGAGAGATCATCGAAGAGTCGATCATTAGAACATTGGCAGAAACAAAGGCGCCGCAACTCATTAGCGATCTAAAGGGTGAGGTCGAGCCACTCTTTAAAGCTTTCATGCTTATCATGTCTGGCGACTTCTTGGGCTCACTTGAGCGAAATATCAACGACTCGAAAGACGTTATTTCTGCAACAGCAAAGATGGACGATCCAAAGACTGCAAATCACAAAGCGATTCTGAATTACATTCTTGCTAAATACTCAACAGGCGCAACGATGGGAATGGCTAGGGAGATGGGCGTTAAACTTTCTGAGAGCTACACGCTTTCAGACAGAAAGATCAGCACTCTGATCAAAGAGCTTCTGATCATCGCAGACTCACTTGAGAAGAATCCTTTAGATAAGGTTCTGATCAAGGAAGCTAAAAAGATTGAGGCCGAACTTGCAAAGCTGACAGCTAAAGAAATTGCTAGCATGAAAATCTCAAATAGAGAGCTGTCTAAGATCAGAGCGAGAACTGCTGTTCTAGTTGATACACAGGCAAGCGATATTTACAAGTCGCTAAATCTTGCCGCCCAAAGCAACTATCGAGACGATGTGAACTCACTTCTTTTTGAAGTTTCAAAGAGCGCACAAAAGATTTCGCAGGGACCGACTGTTAGCACTGGCTCATCGATAATTTCTTCGGCCGTGATCAACGATGCTCGATTAGACTTTTCTTCTGATGGCGATCTGGGTGTCGAGTCCTATACCTTCGTCGCAGAAATGGACGACAGCACTTCTGAAATTTGCCAGGCATTGAACGGCCGGACGTTCTCAGTGAACGATCCTGCGCTTGAGCAATATTATCCGCCATTGCACCATAATTGCAGAAGCGTGCTTGTTGCAAACCTAAGAGGCTCAGGAGTGGTCATCAATGGAATGCCGAATCTGACACAAAAACAAGTCAGCTCAATCAGCCTCTCGGAGTGTTGCGGTGTAAATCAGGAAGAATTTTTAAGAACTAAAAAACTTTTACGTTTGACATAAATCCAAACTAGGGTCATGCTTTTCATTATGAGCCAATTTCAAATGCCACTTATTAAGCTTTCAGAGACCATGCCTACGAATGGCGTGCGAAGACTTCAAGTCTTAAGAGTCGGGAAGTTCTTCAATGAGCGCTATGGCAATTTTGAAATCACTGCGAATATGCTCTCTGAAATGGTTTCCAACTTCAAGAGCGGCGTTCGAGGTGTAGTTCCAGCTCTAGATTTTTCACATGACTCAGAAGGTGTTGCCGCTGGATGGTTCAAAGACTTATTGCTATCTGAAAACGGGCAAGAGCTGTGGGCCGACATCGAGATGACTCCAAGAGGTGAAAAGTCTTTAGCGGAAAAAGAGTTTGGTTATCTGTCAGCAGAGTTTGATTCGAGTTATCAGACAAATGAAGTTCCGGTCAAGAAAGTTGGGGCCGTTCTTTTGGGAGCAGGCTTAACAAATCGACCAGTGATTAAAGAAATGAAATCAGCAATCTTATTATCCGAAGGGGAAGCAATGACTATTAAAGAACTTGAAGAAAAAGTAAAAGAACTCACTGATGCCAATTCTTCTTATGAAGAGAAGCAAAAAATGCTTATGGAAGCTGCGGGCGTAGACGACCTAGACAAGATCATGGAAATGATTAAATCAAATGGCGCAGGCACTGAGCTTAAAGTTGAGCTTGAAGAAAAAGTAAAAGAGACTGAAAAAATGCTCTCTGAAAAAACGAAAGAAGTTGAGTCTTTGAAAAAAGAAAATAGCTTCAATATTATGCTTGCAGAAGGAAAAGTATGCAATGCCCAGAGAGACGCTTTCATTAAGGGCGACATGATCGAGTTCGCAAAAAACGCTCAGGCGTTGAATGATGGAACTGGTCACGGTGGCTCTGGTTCTGAGAATGACGGTGATGCAAACTCAAAAATCATCTCACTCGCAGAAAAGAAAAGGGAGACAAACAAAAAGCTAACCATGGCACAAGCTATTTCTCAAGTGAGAAAAGAAAATCCAGAGCTAGCAAAGAAAGCACAGAACTAAAAAACAAACTTAAAACTCTTAAGGAGATTTCATGAGCGCACACTTAAAAGGAATGACACAGGCACAAAAGGCAGAAATCGCAATTAACGATTACCTTATCGTTAAAACTGGAACTGCCGAAAACGAAGTTACACCGGCCGAAGATGCTGAAAAGCCTTATGGTGTAGCTCAGGTCAAAGAACAATTAAACCCAATCGTTGCAGGCAACACAATCGAAGTCGCTGTCTATGGCGGTTGCTACGTTCGCCTAGGTGCTAACACTGCAAGAGGCGCATCAGTCAAGGCTAACTCTGTTGGCAAGGCGATTGCGGGAACGTCTGGCGATTGGTGCATCGGTGTACTAGACGAAGCCGGCTCAACGGACGACATTGTTTCGATGAGAATTTTCATTCACAAAGCTTAATTTTTAAGGAGATTTTATGAACCAGATTAAAGCACAAGTTGACAAGTTACTGACAGAAGTCTCTCTTAAGGTTGAGTCTGTTGGCCTAATCGCCGATGTAGTTCTTCCTAAGCTTGTTGTTGATCAATACACAGGATTGATTGGCAAGTACGGAGACGAGCATCTAAGACCAGAGAATGATCTCTCAGGCGGCACAGCAGGTTATCGCAGAGTTGATCCTGTGAATTACAAAGACTCTATCCCATACGCCATTGAGGATCACGGGCTAGAAGACTTGGTCACAAAAAGAGACACTGCAAACATCGAAGACCCGTTTGATGCAGAGATCGACAAAACTGTTGGCCTGACTCAAAAAGTTCAGATCAGCAAAGAATTTGCTGCTGCTTCTCAAATGACAAGCACTGCTGTGATGACAAAAAACATCACGCTCGCAGGAAATAGCCAGCTTGATAAATTCTCAACATCAAATCCTTTGACAGTGTTTAAGAATGCACACGACTCGCATATCACTGAGCTAGGACTTATGGCCAACAAGGCGATCATGTCTTTGCAAGTGTTCAACACTCTAAGAAATCACCCAGAGATTTTAGAGAAGCTTGGATTCACTCAGCAACGTGCAGGCCTTATCACAGCAGAAGAAATGGCTCGTGCAATGGACGTGCAAATGCTTCACATTGCCCAAGGTATCTACAACACTGCGAAGAAAGGTCAGACCGCAGCTCGTGGAGCGATCTGGAGCAAGGACATTGTGTTCTATTACGCACCAGATACAGCAATGAAAGAAACTCCAAGCCTCGGGTTCAAGTTGAACAAGAGAGGCGAAGAGGAAAGACAAGTGCGCAAGTATTACATTGATAATCCAGGCGCCACTGCGATCATCGTAGAAGAGTCTTACCAGTTCAAGATCACGATGCCGGAAGCCGGTTATCTGATCAAGAACGCAATCGCTTAATCAATCGGGGGCGCAAGCCCCCTTTCTTTAATGGGGAAAATCATGAAACCATATATTTTAGTTTTTCTCTTCTTATGGGCGACAGTTGTTAACTCAGCAACGGACGTCATGAGAAGAAATATCAAGTTGCCGTCTCAGGCCGTTCTTCAAGTCGAAGAGCTTTCTGCGCCAGAAGCTGCAGGCGACATTGACATCGTTGAGGCTGTTTCAATGGGTGCGGCTGCTCAGGTCATTACAGTAATGGACGCACAGCCAGACGTAGCGAGAAATCTCGTTCTCACCCCAGGCGGAACTACTGCTGATATTGCAGCAGGAAACGTTATTGTTTACGGCAAAGATATTTATGGCCAGAGCATTTCTGAGACCTTTGCGCTAACAGCTAATCAGAGTGCGGCGACAACTGGAAACAAGGCTTTTCTTATAGTTGATCGTGTCGAGATTCCTGTCGGCGATTCTCCCTTTGGTGGAACGCTAGAGCTTTCTGTTGGCGCAAAACTAGGCTTTGCGAAATGCATGAGCGGAACTGGCCAGTTTCTTAAAGGTCTAGTTGATGGTGTGAATCTCACAGGCTCAACTATCGCCGCTAGTGCAACTGCCCTTGAGAGTAATACGTTTATTCCTGACCCTGCCGCAAATGGGACAAGAAATTTCACAGTTTATTATTTTCAAAACTATCAGTGTGCGGAGTAAATCATGGGCCGTAATAAAAACCAAGAAGCACCAAACACAGAGCCAGAAAAGGTAAATGTCGAAAACATTCAAGGCGAAATCGTTGGCGAGATTACTTTGACCGAAAAAGAAATCCTCGAGACTGAATTGCAAGAAATCTCAAAAGAGCTTGACTCACGAGAAGACGAAAACCAGAATCCACAAGATCAAGATCAAGATCAAGATCAAGATCAAGATCAAGATGAGCATGAGGGCGAAGAAAAAAGCCCTGAGTATGTTTACGTCATCGACAGAAATCTTTTCTTGAATGGCGTCGAGTATAAGAAAGGTCAGATCATCGAAGACGAGAGTGATCCTATGCTAATCAACTATGTCGAAAAGAAATACCTAGAGTAAAAGAGTTTTGAAATGCCATACTGCTCAGAGCAAGATATTAAGGACGACTTCAAGGACCTCGTGGTTTCTGAGTCGTCCATAATTACAACAGCAAAGCTCGCAGAATGGATCGCACAAGAGTGCAACGTGATAGACTCTTATGTTTCCCTACGCTATCAAACGCCAGTAATAGAAGCAGATTCGCCGCTTGCATTTAGCGTGCTGAAAAGAATCGCAATCTTTAGAACTTCTATGCGTGTCCGAAATGTTATCGAAGTTCGCTCTGATGCAACCCAAGTCAACAGCGAAGAGAAATTTACTAACAACAAGGTCAGAGACTTCGAAAGCGATCTTAAAAACATTTCAAAGGGCACAATGCCTCTCGTTGATGCGATCTTGAAAGACAACAAGCTAGGCGTTTCTTCATTCACAACAAAGTCTAGAGGCAACTGCGCCTTCTTTGACGTGAATAAGCAACAATGGT